AGATCCTACGTTAGAACCGCCTGATGGTTTAATAGAACACAGAGGAGAACACCATAGACTAGGGACGAGATATCACTATGAAGATTTGTATGGTCATCTCATAAAAAATGAATTAAAAAACGATCACAACGTAATACCGGCGCTAGACAATGAAGGGAAAAGCCCTTGGCCGGATAAATTCCCTTCATCTTGGTTTTTGAAAAAGAAGAGACAATCTGGAATAATAATTTTTAACGCTCAATATCAATGCGATACAGAAGCAATGAAGGGGGAAATATTCCAGTACGATTGGTGTCAAATAATAGAACCAGATAATATACCTAATAAATTAAGAATATATATGGGAATAGATTTAGCCATTACAGAAAAAGAAAGCGGAGATAAATTTGCTATATGTATAATTGGGATGGATAAAGGTGGCAATAGGTATGTATTGGACTTTTTAGACGAACACCTTAGATTTGGCGAGCAAACAAGAGCCATAATTAAATATTATGAAAAATGGAAACCTATAAGAGGCTGTATAGAAATTAACGCTTACCAACAAGCCCAACTACAGCATCTAAAGGACGAATACGATATAGACATAAGAATAAGGCCTGTTAACCAAATTAAAGACAAAGTAACAAGAGCTTGGAAATTAGAACCTATTTTCGAAGACAAAAGAATGTTTTTTAAAAAAGAAGGAAATATACATCTTATGATAGAGCAATTAGTTCTATTCCCTAATCACAGATATAAAGATTTATTTGATGCTTTGGATTTAGCAGTAAGGGCTAGCAAAATAAAAAAAAGAGGTAGCAGGAAAAAGGAACCTGGATTATTTTAAAGGAAATAATTATGTCTATTGATAATAACGAAGTCATAAAAATAGGTAAATCGGGAAATGCAACTAGTTCTAAGGCTAATCAGAGAATTCTTAGGAAGATTGGAGCAAAAACGTTTTCCGTTAGAAAACAATCAGAAAATCCAGGTAAATCGCAAAGCGTACTACAAGATCCGTTTCATACATTAGCGGCTACGGGAGATGTAATAGAACCGCCATTCGATCTGTTAACGTTATCTATGTTACCAGAACATTGCGGAGAAATGGTACAATGTTTAGATGCTTTATCGGTAAATATAGACGGTTTCAATCACAGATTTGTTTCCAGAGTGAAAAAGGGAACAGACGGCGAAGAAATACCTGAAGAATTGAAAAAGTTAATTAATAAAGAAAAGGTGAAATTAATTAATTTTTTCCAATATTGCACGGAAGAAACTTTTGTTGATTTCAGAAGAAAACTTAGAGTCGACTTAGAAACAACAGGCAATTCTTATTTCGAAGTCATAAGGAATTTTTCAGGGGAAATACAATCGTTTGTCCATCTTCCTAGTTATCAAATGAGAATGGGAAGATTAGACGATAAACACCAATTGGTGGAAAAAAAGATTTTAAAGTTACAAGAAGACGGAAGTGTCGCAGTAGACACTATGAAGATATTTCGTCGTTTTCGGAAATATGTACAAAGCAAAATAACGCACAGACGCAATCTTTCTACAATAGGCGGTTATAAAACAAGTTGGTTTAAACAATACGGCGATCCAAGGAATTATAGCGTAGAAACGGGCGAAATTGTAGCAGATGATTATCCGAAAGATAAATTAGCAAATGAAGTAGTGCACTTTAAAATATATTCTCCGAGAACGCCTTATGGCCTGCCTAGATATATAGGAAGTCTATTATCCATATTTGGAGATAGAGCAGCAGAGGAAATAAATTACACTACATTCAAAAATAACAATATTCCTTCTATGGCGATATTAGTAAGTAATGGACAGTTGACCGAAGGTTCTTTAGATAGAATACAAGATTTCGTAGAAAGCCAAATACAAGGAGGCGATAATTATAGCAAATTTCTGTTATTGGAAGCAGAAGGTATTATGGAAGGAGAGGAATCCGGTCAGCACATTAAAGTTGAAATGAAACCGCTTACCGAACACCAACATAAAGACGCACTCTTCCAAAATTATAGCAAAGGAAATCAAGATAGAGTAAGAAGAGTTTGGAGATTGCCTCCTATATTCGTAGGAAGGACCGACGAATACACAAGAACTACCGCAGAGTCTTCAAGAGTTTTAGCGGACGAACAAATATTCGCTCCAGAACGTAATTCGTTTGATGAATTCATTAATAGGGTCATTTTCCCTGAAATGAATATTGTTTATCATAAATACTGTAGTAACAGCCCTAATACTACAGATAACCAACAATTAGTAAAGATACTTTCCGGTAGTGAGAAAACTGGCGGTATGACTCCGATTATAGCAAGGGAGATACTGGAAGATATATTGAGCAAGGAGCTCCCCCCGTTCCCGAAAGATTTCCCGGCCGATACTCCATTTAGTCTTACTATGGCGGAAGCAGTGAAGAATAAAGCGGATGCATCCGAACCAGGCCAACAAGTTACGGCTCTGAAAGTAAAATACGAATCGGCCGAACAAATTGCAAATGTTATCAAAAACGTTGCGAGTTGGAGAACTTATTTGGAAAGTGAATTCGAGAAAGCTATAGAAGACAAGAGAACACCGGTAGAATTGACCGAAACTGATATGGACGTATAGGGAGGCTAATCGTGTGTAATGCCTGCGAGGAAGCATCCTATTCGCTCATAGATAAATCATACTTGGATTTGTTGTACGCAGATTTGTGGGTGGAAAAAGCTTTAGGATTGAAAGAAATATCTAGGATAGCCAAAGCTGAAATAAGACTTCGAAAGTATTTAGAAGGAAAGTGGAATGTTAGGAGGAATGAAGCTATTGAATCAGCTGTCGGTTTGGCTAGAAATAGGAAATCCTATAAAACAATATCATCAAACATAAACAGGATAATAAATAAATGGTCAAGAGATGTTTTGCCCGTTTATAATTCTGAAATGCGAGAAGTATACAAATTGGCTAGAATAGCCGGTTATAAAAAAGCCTCGGGCAAAACATCTGCATCATTACAATTCAATATCCCTAAAACAACCCCTATTAAAAAAGCAGACTCGAACATTTCTGTTGATTTTGATTTGGTAGATGAAAATACAATGGAAGCTTTAGAAAACAGAAATATATTTTGGGTTGGCGAACATTACGATAAAAACATATCCGATTCGGTAAGAGATACAGCCAAATCTGTTATGGTAGAAGCTGGCGAATCAACTTCGTTAGCAGGCCAATTAATGGGAAAACGTATCAAAGAGATTTTAAGTAAATTTTCAACTCCTGGCGGATTTGTTGGAACAGAAAAACAATATTTCGAAGGATTGGTTTCTAATGCTATGACAGTAGGAAGAGTGTATGGACAAATGCGCTCTTTTTCACAGATAGGTATAACAAGGTATGAGATTGTAAATCCTGGCGGAAGTAGGATGTGCGAAGTATGTGCTAATCTACAAGGAAAAACTTTCGACATAAAACAAGGCTTAGAACAAATAACTAAAGAATTTAAATCTTCATCTCCGGAAGATATTAAAAAGATACATCCGTGGTTAGCTAGTTCTAAAGTAATAGGCAAGAGTTCCGATTCTTTAGCGTCAATGGGTCTTTCTTTGCCTCCATATCATTTTAGATGTAGGTGCACTATAGACATATCAAGCGAAGTCGAATCGTTTGAGGATTTAACGCCTATTCCGTTCCCTGTTCCTTCTAAAGCAGCATAAAAATACAATTAAACGATAGTTGTTCGTAACGTACGTAATATCTGCTATCTTATATAACAATTATTTTTATTTGTATTGCTAGTATTATGAATAATTATTGCCATTCTTTTTAATTTTCAGTAAGTCATTTTAATCTATATATGTGAGGTGAATATTGAGCAACTCAATTAAAAGAATGGCAATTCCGTCTGAAGAAAAAAATAAAAGGGTTGTAACAGCTAAGGTTATTGGTGAAAACGATTTGGCTTCTTCAGGAAAGAAAAACCCTGCTTCTGCGGGAAATAGCGGGATACCTTTAGAAGAAGACGAAGACAAAAAGCGTAAAAAGAAAAAAGAGATTAACGAAAGCATTAACAAAAGCATATTTGTTCCGATAATAAAATCCAGCAAACAAGAAAGAACGATAACGGGAGTAGTTTTACAACCCGAGGTAGTGGACGCCCAGGGCGATATTATGGATAAAGATGTAATACGCAAGGCAGCACACCGATTCCTATCTAAGTACAACAGGGCAACCGAATTAGGTCTGATGCATAAATATTTTGGCGACACAGGATTTGAATTATATGAATCTTGGGTTGCGCCGCACGACGTTACGATTAAAGACACCATAGTCAAAGAGGGATCTTGGCTTATGACCGTATTTGTTGGAAAAGATAAAATATGGAAGATGGTAAACGACGGGAAACTCAAAGGATTTTCTATCGGAGGTAAAGCCAAAGCCAAAGAAATAAATAATGAAAAAGAGGGTTTAAATGCCTAATGTCCCAAAAAGAAGATTTACGGAATTAAACGTCGACGAGGTTTCCATAGTTGATAGTCCGGCAAACGAAGAACATTTTATTGTTATCAAAAATTTACAGGAGGTAAACATGCCCGGAGAGAAGAACGAAATAGACACCAAGGATGTTGTAAAGAATGATGATACGCAACAGAATCCGGAAAAGGTTCCCGTTGAAGTCGATAAGGCTACCGATGAAGCTGTTGCAAAAGCGATGGAACAGGTTGCCGATTTAATCAACAACATCTCGAAATCTTTTGATAGTGTTGGCGAAAAGGACAACAAAGACGAACAAGTAAGTAAAAAGAAAGAAGGGGAAGAGGAAAAAACAGAAGGGGAAGAGAAAAAAACAGAAGTACAGACGAATAAGAGCGCCGAGAAAATCGACGATAATATTCGAGAAGTTGCTACTGATGCTGTATACGAAGCAATAGAAAAGGCCAAGCGTTTTACGCCAACACGAGAAGCGGCTTTGAAGGCAGCCATAGAAACTTTGAATAAATTGGCAAAGGAACTTGGTATGCAAGAAATACCTGTTGGTTCTTCTCCGTCTACAAATACCCCATCCGGTACTATGTTTGGTTCGAGTTCGATTACCAAGTCTATGGAGGACTTTGTATCCAAATTATCGGAAGGAATGGAGAGGATAGTGGAGACCACCAAGAACCTTAGTGGCCGAATAGAAAAAATTGAAAAAATGTCTGTTCCGTCTAAAAGCGTAGAAGGCGATGGTGAAACCGATAACCAAGTGGAAAAGAATCAGAATTTCTGGAAGGGCGTTATTTAATTGTCGGTTGTAAACGAATTTACACTAAACAATAAAACCTATAGGAGATAAAAATGCCTGATATTTCAAACGAAGAATTAGTTCAAAAAGCAGTTATAACGGCAGACGCCTTAGCCAGTAGCGGCAAATTAAATACGGCGCAGTCGAATCGTTTTATTGATTACGTGATCGATGAAACTGCGTTAAAAGACAACGCAAGAATCATCCGGTTCAGAAATGAAGATTTGGATATCGATAAAATCGGCGTTGGCACAAGGTTGGCTGTTCCGAAATCAGAGGCCAGGGATCCTGGTATCCGTAGAGGCGTTACGACCTCTAAAATCACATTAACCCCTAAAGAGATTATGGTTCCTTTTGAGATTGGCGATACGTTCCGAGAGATAAACATCGAGGGCGATAGTATCGAAAATCATATAATCTCTATGATGGCTCGTCAAGCGGCAAATGACATAGAGGAATTGTACATCAACGGTAATACACTGGGCCCCGCAGTAATCGAAGGGAATATAATTCCAGGCGGAAGTGATACTCAATATATCAAAGACAGCTATTTGGCTTTATTTGATGGTTGGTTAAAACTTCTCGATAGCGCCAATATCGTTGACGCAGAAGGAGCCAACATCGGTCTTAGCGTTCTTGGTAAAACGTTTAGAGCGATGCCGACTAAATTCCGTCGAATATTGAAAGATATGCGTTATTATATG